CCGGTAGTTCGTTTGGATCTATTGAAACATTTAAACCAAGTGCTTTGGCTTCTTCTATTATGTTACGGTTTTCGATACGTAAAATAGTAGAGGCTTTCTTTTTATCTTTTTCTGATCTGGAAAGAGGATCTATTGCCTGTATCTGTGGATACGGTTCTTTAGATAATATCTTGTTTACAACAATCTTTACAAACTTTGGTACAATCGGAACAGGCGTGTAATCAAGAGTTAGTAGTGTTCCGTCTCCATTGTTAGGGTCAAGAGAATTTAGAATCTGTCTGTATATAGACGTGTCTTGAGTTCCCTGGGCATAGTCTCTACAGCGTTCCATTTCTGTATTTCTTCTACCGTACAATGAATTTTGATAGTCACTCCCAACCCATTGAGCGAACATGGCCTTGGCATATTGCAGACCATAGGGCATAGACATCTTTTCCTCTGTGCCTGCTAAAGCGTCTGGAAAGGAAGACTGTCCTGATTTATATTGGTTATCCATACTTGAGATTGCTACTTATGCAAATATACTTCTTATTATTTTCGTATAATTATCTGACCCTTTCTGAAGAATTGCTTCTTTTCGAAATCAGTTTTAACTTGAACAGGCTTATGTCCTTGAGCAGCAAGCAATGCCAATCCACTTGATATAGAAAGGTCATACTTAGTTCTGTCATCTATTTTAAAATTAACCCAGTCTTCAAGGGTTCTTTCAAAATACATTTTCCCAAACGCAAGCGTATCTTCATTGAGTCCAACGTGATCGTGGATGTATGCTTCTATCGCTTGAGCATGAGCCTGTATGACATCTTTTGAATTCGATGGTATACCCTTTGTTTTAGTTTTGGTGCTTTGGAATTTAGAGCCTAAGTGTTCTGGTCTTTCCATTAAGAAGTGGTCGTAACCCCTTGTCTCAAAGTACCTTGCGATACCGTACTTATTGTTTTCAATTAACACAGGGTAACCGTAAAACTTAGCAGCCATCAAAACATCCTCGTAAAATATTTTAGCAAGAGGTGGTCGTGATGCGTATTCAGCGACAAACATATTTGATGGGTGACCCATGTTGAATTTGTTGTAGAAATGACATGCGCCCTTTGATCCTCTTCCGTCTACTGTTGCATCAATATCATAACTATCCACGCCAGCACAACCTATCCAGGCATTTTCAGGTTTTGGTTTGTTTCTCAAATCAGAAGGGGGCATCCATGCTACACGCCATCTTCCGTTTGGATCAGGCTTAAACATAACTTCTGTGTCCTGCTTACCTCCTGACCAAACAAAGTTTCCTACTACAACTGGAGAAGGATATAGATCATCATTGTATTCTATCTGTTCGTAAATCTTTTGTACGTTGAACAGAGATGCTTTAGCGCTGTCTCTAAATGCCTCTGCTTCAGTGAACGGGAACTGGCGTATTACCTCATTAAGTTCATAAGAATCGTTTACCAATGCTTTACGCTCATTCTTTAAGTAAGTCTTTGCTCCTATAGATATAGGCTCATCAAACTCCGTATAAACCGTTTTCTCTGGGTCTTCGACCACTGGCATCCCATACTTATCAAAGAAGCCCTCAAGTGCATCGTAAGACGGTATAAAGACAGAGTACAGTCCACTGCGTGTTCGACCGTTGTCGTTTCTTTCTCTTGGATCGCTTGCACCATACAAATCCCTAAACTGTTTACCACCTCTATCCAGTGGATTGACAGTGCTACCAACAAGAGCCTTTCCTACGATTCTACGTCCAACTAATAAACAAGTACGCTGTATCCTCCAAGCCTCTCTTATGTCGTTCCCCTTTTCCCACTTACCTGCTTCATCCAGATATAACATATGTAGTTTCTCCCCATCATATGCATTGGTCGTAGTATTCTTCCAGTTTACAATTGTATTGAGTGCCTCACCAGAAGAAGCAGTCTTATTTTTCTTCGTGATTCTTTTTGAAGGCTCACGAAATGCGAGTTCCATACGGGGGTTGGTAGTACCGTCTTGTATAGGCTTAAAGAAAAAAGGCAGTGACTTATACATAGGCACCACCTTCTTCATAAATATATTTTCTTGTGCATCTGTTCCTGTCTTCGACATGATGCCCAATAGTTTTTCTTTTACCTGAGTGCCCTCATTAACAAGTATAGACGCAGACATATTTGTGTATCCAGAACGACGACACTTCACGTAGATCTGTCCAACACATCTTGGATCCTTTATGCATGCCTCAAGATGTATGAATAGTTTCCTTTGAAAGTCAAGGAACGATGGGTATCCAATATCGATCTTACACCACTGTAAGAAGAAGTAGTGGTTACCTGTGATATAGGTAGGTACCCCGTTGTTGTAAAACCATACTCCATCTCTACGTCTTTTAAATTCTTGACTTATATAGGGCGTGAACTTTTTTCTAAATGACTCTGGCATTCCCAGCCACTCTTCCATCGACCGGATCTTTTTAAGATCATCAGGAAGCCCCTCTCTCACCCATCTTTGATCTTCCTTTTTTAAATTATTAAAAAGTATATCTTTCTTGGCTGGTTGCTTAGGGAACTGTATGGGTAAGTCAAAGTATAACCTGACGTTGCCTTCGGTTTTGTCAGGGCAGATATTTATTACAATCTCATCTTCTATTTCTACAAGTCCCGCCATTGTTTAATAATCCCAGTAGATGAAGACTTGATTACTTTGAGAATTTTTCTGCGAATCCTCCTGAATAGTCTTGTTCTTCTTTAATCTGTCCACTTTCTTTAAGTGTCTTAATGAGTTGTTCAAGTCTTTCTCTTTCAACAATAAGTTCTTTAGCGTCAACAGCGGTAATTTTAATTGACTGAAGTTCAGCCTTTCTTTGAGATCCGCTAAGTTCTTGATCTACAGGCTTTTGTATTTCAGCAATCATGTTGTCAATTGCAATATCCATCGCTGCAACTAATCTTTGCGCTGTTACTATGTTATGCTTCTGCTTCGATGACTTTGCCATGTATGTGTTTTAAGTATACCCTAAACATTGTTTCACCATCAACCTCCATTCGATAGTCAGAATTCTTTCGAATAATAACTTTATCGCCGGGTACCAATCCAGTTTCTTCTAATCTATCAGAACCATACTTGATATATCCATATTGGTTATACTCATGTTTCTCTTCTAATAGATGCAGTGTGTCACTTTTTAATTCTTGCTCTTCTTCTGCTGGTATAAGAAATATCCATTCCCCCAGTAACTTAACCTCACCAGTTTTTTTACTCTTGTGTGCATACGCTTGACAAGACAGAGGGTCATAGCCTCCGTCGTAGTAGACTATATATACATCGTTGTTTGGATCAAGCCACTGGCCCCTTTTCGCACTCTCTTCTAATTGATCAGCACCATCCTGAAGAACCAAATGATTACCGCCCAATATTACATGATGATGAAAGTACATTGTGTCTCCGATCTCTACCCCTGTGTCATATTTTTCTGGAACACCAACAACCTCTCCTTCCATGGTACGATGCTTAAACTCATCCCACTTGGTGTCAATATATATCTCCTCTCCGTTAAGAGTTACAGTGTCTTGTGTTACATTAGGAACTCTTACAAGAAAATGTTTTAAAGGTCTCATATTGGTTCTGGAGCCTCAAACTTTAATTCTGTTGTTGGCGCTTCATCCCAAAGGTTTATTGCAATAGCAGATCTTGTTCCTTTGGTTACAGTTGTAACTCTGTGATGAGTGTTACCTGCATCAAATATGATTAACCTATTGTGCTTTGCTTGGATTCTTTCAGGCTCATTGTCAGGACCATTGGAGAATATCTCAAGGTATCCTCCCTCTATATCCATTTCAACAGGATAGAACACTGTACCTATGATAGGAGCCTTTACTACACCTTCTGATTTCCAAAGGGCTTCATCTTTATCTAAGTGCATGTTTAGGTTAGAAACCCCTTTACCTTCACCGTATTGTCCGGTCCAGTACTCAAACCCATCTAAAGACACCGATCCATACGGAGGATAGTCTCTCCATATATAACAGATTAGTCTTTTCTTTAATGTATCGTCTGGTGAGTTCCACCATCCGTCCCACCAGTAGTAAGATCCGTTGTCACTAAATAGGTATTCCTTGTTAAGTTCAAGATCCATCAACAGATCCCGATCTTTTATAAAATTATCAATTACAATCATTCGAAGTCACAATCATGTTCAATTAATACTGGCATATCATCTACTGTTTTCCAAAGCATTATGCCCTGTTCTTTATTATAGATGTATACAAGATAGCGACGAATTCCGTGTTTTACAAAACATCTGTCGTCTAATACGATAGAATCGATTACTGACTCTCCTGCCTTCTGGCCCACATAGTAAGCCATGGCATCTTTCGGGTTTTGCCCGATAATGATTTTTCTAATAAGTTCCATTTCATTTAATTTAACCAGTAGTCAATTGAAGAGGAATCTCCTCTGTCACTTTCATCTTGTAAATAATTAGTGAAAGTATCTTCTACTGTATCTGTCATTAATTCATATTCCTCTATTGCGGACATATGCATACCGCACATAAACTCATACCTATCATTGGTATCAAAATCTTCGTCTCCAGGCATAAATGCGCCAAAACAATACATAGATAGGAACTCTTCTTTACCGCCATAGGAATCCATAAGATCATCGATCTCATCAAGTTTTAATCTTAACTGCTGGAAGAATTCTAATCTCTCTTGTTTCGTCATTATAACGCTGTGTTATCACCCATGTACTCAACCTCCAGAGATGTGTTGACTCCGTATACGTTAACTCCTAACCCGTCGGCTTGACCTGTAAGTCTGATTTTATAACCTGCTGCACCATCCGAATAATAAAGAGCCGAAAGAGTATATGTGCTTATATCCCCGGCTACTGCTGGTACCGTTATCGTCCGAATGTTTGCACTATTAACTTCTATATTGAAAGTCGCAGAATCCGTTAGTATTACCTGTATAGTTCCTGTTATTTTAAACCATCCTTCAACCTCGTTTATTAGAACAGAATCTCTTGGATCAGAAACTTGAGAAATAGATAATCCAGGTTGTGAAGCACCATTGGCCAGTGTACCAAACCATACTGAACTACCAGTTGCTGTAGTTGCTCCAGTCGCTGAAGTATCTTCGTATATCTCTGCGTACTGAACAAGCGTGTTAGTCGCTGTGCTACTCATTTGTAAAGTTGCTCCTGCACGAGCGTACATGATACCTACTGTTGCTGTTCCAGCAGTTATAGAATTACCTACTGCCGTTGCTAAATCTGATTGCTCAATATATTTATAGGCACTTGTGCTTTCGTCCCAGATTAGATACTTATCGTTATTTGCTGGCTGAGTGATTTGACTTAGTAGCGCTGGGTCTTTTAACTCAATAGTGCTTCCTGTTGCAGACAGTGGGGTATTTGCTGTGATCGATGCCGTACCAATTGGACTGGTGCTGAGGTTACGTGTTACAACAACGCCACTACCATCAAGCATGAGGGCCGTAGTATTTGAAGTGGATGTAGATGGTGTCCCAGATATCTTTAATGATCCTGTTGTCTCTACTGTATCTGTAGATATCTTTAACGCTGTATCGTTACCTGCTCCATCTTCAACGACCTGCTCAGTGGCTGATGCCTCTGAAGACTGAAGTTTCAGTAGTAGGTTAAATGTATCCTTTATTTTATTTCCGCTAAGTGATGCCATATGATTATGTTTGTAGTAGCAAAGATACTGATATGCCTAAAAGTAGGGTAGACCGAAAGAAAAGATTCCGTGAATTCTCTAAGATAAACAAAAAGTTTGTCAAAGAAAACTATTTAAAGAATCTTACATACCTATACAGAGACGCTAAGAACAATTATAGTCTAACCAGGCCTGAAGTAGATTTCATTTTGTTTGTTTATGATCTTGAATTCTGGACGATAAACTACGTTGCAACTAAAATGCAGAAGAGTGAAGCGCAAATGCGAAAGGATTTTATATGGACACTA